TCACACTTCCAAGACTTTGATATGAATTCACAAATTTATCTTATGCTGGACAAAGAAAATTAAATAGCGCACATAGAATTGTAAAAGGTATCAATACTGGTGGTACTGACTTTGATTATACATACACTCCAGTTCCTTATGATATGGATTTTACTCTAAATATTTTCGTAAAGAATACCGAAGATGGTCATCAAATCGTAGAACAAATCATTCCATTCTTTACACCAGATTTTACTGTTACAATGAAAGTTCTTCCAGAACTTGGTATAACAATGGACGTTCCAATTGAATTGACAAGCGTTAATTCAGAAGACTCTTATGAAGGTGATTTCGAATCTCGTAGAATTCAAACATGGGATTTAAATTTCACAGTCAAAGGTTACCTATTCGGACCACTCAACAAATTTAAATACATTGCTAATGCTGAAGTTAATACTGGGTTTTTAGTTGAAAATGCAATTGTAACCACTCAAACATTTAGTGGAGATGAATCTTTTACTATTACTGAAACTACTACTGGTATATGAAAAAAACTATAGATGAAAAATTGAATAGCATTTTTGAAATTCCATCAACAGCAGTTGCACAAGATGCAATCATTGATGTAATTCCTTCAAGAAATGAAGATCATCAAACAGTAGATTCTGATTATGAGTACGCAAGAGATAATCTTCGTGGTCTAATTGAGAATGGCAAAGTCGCAATGGATAACATTATCTTTCTTGCTAAAGAAGGTGAGTCTCCAAGAGCATATGAAGTCATCGGTCAATTGATTAAAACTCTTTCTGACACAAACAAAGATTTGATTGAATTAAGCAAGAAAGTAAGAGAAGCTAAAGGCAAAGATGTGCAACAGCAACAACCACAGAATGTAACAAATAATTCTCTATTTGTTGGTAGCACTGCAGAATTACAAAAACTTATTAATTCTAAAAATGAATGAAACATCAAAGTCATATTTGGGCAATTCTTTACTAAAAGCATCTAATGTAAAGATTAATTTTAGTAGAGGAGAAGTTGAAGAATATTTAAAATGTGTGAGTGATCCTATCTATTTTATAGAAAAGTATTGTAAAATTGTCACACTTGATCATGGTCTTCAATCCTTCAAACTATACGATTGTCAAAAGAAAAAAGTAAAGATTATTCATGAGAATAGAAAAGTCATTCTCATGGAAGGACGTCAGCAAGGTAAGACAACAACATCTGCTGCATACATTCTTTGGTATACTCTATTTCAATCAAGCAAGACTGTAGCGATTCTTGCAAACAAAGCAAGTGCAGCAAGAGAAGTTTTATATCGTTATCAAATCATGTATGAAAATCTTCCCAAATGGTTGCAGCAGGGCGTGACTACTTGGAACAAAGGTGATATTGCACTAGAGAACGGATCAATCGTATTTACTGCAGCAACAAGTGCATCAGGTATTCGTGGTAAATCCGTAAACATGTTATATGTTGACGAAGCAGCAATCATACCAAACAACATTGCAGAACAATTTTTCACTTCAGTCTATCCTACAATTTCTGCTGGTGAAACTACAAAGATTCTATTGTCATCTACTCCTCTAGGTTACAATCATTTCTGGAAATTCTGGAATGATGCTGAAAATAATAGAAACGGATTTGTGAGTCTATTCATTCCGTATTGGGAGATTCCTGGTCGAGATGATGTATGGGCAGAGACACAAAGAAAACTATTAGGCGAAATCAAATTCAATCAAGAGGTTCTATGTAACTTCTTGGGTTCAAGCATGACACTAATATCTTCTGGAACAATTGGTCAAATGTCAGCTAATCAAATCATTCATTCAAAGGATGGTTTAGATATATACGAAAAAGTAGAAAAAGATCATGCTTATGTTATTGTCGCAGATACAGCAAAAGGTGTTGGTGCAGACTACTCAGCATTCGTTATTCTAGACATTACAAAAATGCCTTATGTGATGGTTGGTAAGTATAGAAACAATGAGATTAGTCCACTACTATATCCGTCAGTCATAAACAAAGTTGGAAAAGAATACAATGAAGCATACGTTCTAATTGAAATTAATACATCAGAACAAGTCGCAGAAATTCTTTATAGTGAATACGAATACGAAAACATTATATCAGTTTCCAGAACAACTCAAGGACAAGTCGTTAACGGTGGCTTTGGTAACGGAAAAACACAGCTTGGTGTTATCACAGACAAAAAAGTAAAACGCATTGGATGTTCAAATTTTAAATCAATGCTTGAAGAAAAGAAACTTTTAATTCATGACGCAGACACAATCTCAGAAATCTCAACATTCATTCAAAAGCGTGATAGCTTTGCTGCTGATGAAGGATATCACGACGATTTAGTAATGCCTCTAGTGCTATTTTCATGGCTCACAACAAACTCATACTTCAAAGAACTAACAAACATAAACATCAGAAAAGAATTATATGATGCCCGCATTAAGATGATTGAAGATGAAATCACACCTTTCGGTTTTATAAATACAGGAAAAGAAGAAACGCAATTTGTTGATTCTGGTGGGCAAGTTTGGGATACAGCAAGCACACACAAAAGCGATTTTTTATAAATAAATTGAAGTAAACTCAAATATAAAATTATTATAACAAGGAGAATTCAATGGCTATTAGCTTAATTTCACCAGGAATCAAGGTCACTGAACAAGATTTAGTATCTTCCCAACCCGTAACTGCTTCTACTGCTGGCGGATTTGCTGGTCAGTTCCGTTGGGGACCAATTGAATATCCAACACTAGTAACTTCTGAAACTAATCTAGTCGAAAGATTTGGAAAACCAAATGCGACTAACATTGTTGATTTTCTTTCAGCAGCTAACTTTCTAGGATATTCTAATCAACTATTCGTTGTTAGAACAGCAAACACACCTCTAAATGCTACTGCAGAAGCATCAACAGGATCTGGTACAGCTGGTACTGGAACTCTAATCAAGAACCAAGACGTTTATCTAAACACAGCATCGTTTAACGTCGGACCATGGCTAGCAAAGTATGCTGGTGCATTAGGAAACTCAATTAAAGTTTCTATTTGTCCAAGCGCAAATGCATGGACATCAACACTAACTGGAACATTTACAGTTGCTGTTGGTGGAACATTAGTGACTGGTTCAGGCTCTGCAGCTAACACAGAACTAACAATTGGAGATTATGTTACTCTAAACGGACGTACAATTAGAGTTTCCAACACAATCAATGCAAATGCTTTCAGCTTGTCGACAGCACACTTGACTGGTGCAACATCAGCATCAGCAACTCGTAGATGGGAATACTTCAGCGAGTTTGACTCAGCTCCAGGAACATCAACAATGGCTGGATTGCAAGGCGCATCAAATGACGAACTGCACATTGCAATTGTTGACGAAGAGGGTGACATTACTGGTACAGCTGGAACAGTTTTAGAGAAGTTTGGTTATCTATCAAAAGGATCTAATGCTAAATCAGACAATGGTGGTACAAACTACTATAAAACAGTTATCAATGATCGCTCACAATATGTTTGGTGGGCAGCACATGATAATGCTGGAACAAACTGGGGTAATGCATTCATCACATCTGGTGCTGCAGTAACATATACAGCAATTGCTAAACCAAAGACTTATTCTTTAGCTGGCGGCTCTGATGGTAATACAATTACTGACGGTGATCGTACAACAGCGTTTGGAAAACTTTCAAACAAGCAAGAAATCCCAGCAACAATTATTGTTACTGGTCAATCAAATGCATCTGTTGTTAACAGAATCATCTCCGATGTTGCTGAAACAAGAAAAGACGTTGTTGCGTGTATCTCTCCACTAAGAGCAAACGTTGTTAATAATGCTGGTTCAGAAGCAACTGCAATTGCAACATGGGCAGACACAATCACACGTTCTACATATGCTATTGCGGATAGTGGATGGAAGTATCAGTACGACAAATACAATGACACATACGTTTATGTTCCATTGAATCCAGATACTGCTGGTATCATTGCTAGAAATGATGCTTCAAGAGATCCATGGTTATCACCTGCTGGATATGCAAACGGCGGTGTTCAGAATCTAGTTAGACTAGCATTTAATCCAAATCAAGATGAGCGCGACACACTTTATAAGACTTCAGTAAATCCTGTGTTCACACAAGTTGGTCGTGGAACTGTTCTATTCGGTGATAAGACTTTCACAACAAAGCCAGTTTCGACAAATAGAATCAACGTTCGTAAATTGTTCATCGAATTACAAAGAACAATTTCTGATGCAGCGAATGCAGTTCTATTTGATCAGAATGATGAAACAACAAGAGCATCATTCGTTAACTTGGTTGTTCCTTATCTAAGAAGTGTGCAAGCTAGAAGAGGTATTACAGCGTTTAGCGTGATTTGTGACGAAAGAAACAATCCACCAACTGTTGTAAATAACAATGAGTTTATTTGTGACATTTTTGTTCAACCAATTCGCTCTGTTAACTTTGTTCAACTTAATTTTGTCTCTGTTGCAGGAACTGTTGCATTTACCGAAGTCACTGGTGGATAAATACAGTATATAAACATAACGGAGAATAAAAATGGCATTTAACACGTTAGAACAGTTAAAACAGGCGATTAAGACTGGAGCCAGATCAAATCTATTTACAGTCACTTTAGCAATTCCTGGAGGATTCGGTGGAACTGCTACCGATACAAATGGAAATGAAATGATATCGAAGTTTCAATATTTGTGTAAAGCGGCACAGCTCCCAGGATCAACTCTGGGAGCAATTGAAATTCCATTCATTGCTGGTCGCCGCTACAAAATTGCTGGAGATAGAACTTTTTCTGATTGGACAACAACAATCATGTCCGATCAGAATCAAAAAATTAGAAAAGCACTAGAAGATTTGCAAAGAACGTATGCACCAACTAATCTTGGTGATACAAATTCTTATGCATCAAGAACTGGAGCAGCTGATACTGACTTCGGAATTATTGAAGTGGCTCAATATGATTTAAGTGGAAATGTAGTATACAAATGTCAACTAAGAAATGCATGGCCAAGTGATATTTCGACAATTGATTTGTCATATGATTCTACAGATACACTTGAAGAATTTACATGCACTTGGTCATACGATTATTTTGTTTATACTGAACTATAATAAACAATCAACATAAGGAATAATCATGGCAACCAAGCCCTCATTTTTTGACATTTCCCAGTTTAGAGCTGCACTTAATGCTGGAGCAAAACCAAATCTATTTCAAATAGATTTGCAATTGCCTACAGGTATACCTAATGGAGTTGGAACTGCTGGGCTAAATTCAAATTTCAATAGTACCTTTAATGTCCTATGTAAATCTGCAGCAATTCCAGCATTATCTGTTGGAGTTATTGAAGTTCCATATAGAGGAAGAAGAATTAAACTTCCTGGAGATAGAACTTATGGAGATTGGACTATAACAGTCGTTAATGATAATCAACAATCAATGCGTAAAGCATTTGATAGATGGTTAAAATATATCAATGATCCAGACGCTACTGCAAACATTCGTAGTACACAAGATATTGATTATAAAGTTTCTATTGACATTGCACACTTAAAGACTAATGGTCTTGCAAGTCGTAGATATCAATTAGTTGATGCATTCCCAACAGATGTTTCAGCAATTGATTTATCATATGACACAACTGATGCAATTCAAGAGTTTACCGTAACATTCATGTATAATCACGTTTTATTTGGTGAAACTGCAACAAGTATTGATGCTGATGCACCAGCTGTGCCGGCAGCATCAACAACAACAAAAAAATAGATTTAATATTTAATTCCAAAATATGAATTTTACGCATACATAAATAGATGCGTAATAGTGTCAGGATGGGGGCTATTATGCCCCCATTCGTTTTTTAGGAATAAAAAATGGCCATAAAACTTTTCGGGTATAAGATCGGCAAAGAAGAAGCCGAATCAGAGAAATTAAAATCGTTCGTTCCAGCTAATGATGATGATGCATCAGTATCGATAGCTGGCGGTGGAGTATACGGTACATACATTGATTTAGAAGGTCAGATTAGATCTGATGCTGATTTAATTAAAAAATATCGTGAAATGGCACTTCAGCCAGAATGTGATGCTGCGATTGAAGACATTGTAAACGAATCTTTAGTTTTTGAAGATGGTGATTATCCAGTTCAAATTGTACTAGATAAACTTGAACAACCAGAATCAATTAAAAAGAAAATTCGTGATGAATATCATTTCGTTATGAAACTTTTAGATTTTAATAATCAAGGCTACGATATTTTTCGTAGATGGTATGTTGATGGTAGACTTTACTATCACATGCTCATTGATGAAAAGAATCCAAGAAGTGGATTAAAAGAAGTTCGTTATGTGGATCCAAGAAGAATTCGTAAAGTTAGAGAACAGAAGAGAGATAAAACTCAAATAAATGTAAATGCACTTCCTTCACAAAACTATGTCGATTACTTTATTTACTCAGACAAAGGTTTTGCTAGAGATGGATCTCAAGGCATTAAGATTGCTGCAGATGCTATCTGTTATATAAACTCCGGCATCACAGACAAAGATGGCAAAGTGATTATTTCACATTTGCATAAAGCAATCAAGCCGTTAAATCAGTTGCGTATGCTTGAAGATGCAACAGTCATCTATAGAATTTCAAGAGCACCAGAACGTAGAATTTTCTATATTGACGTTGGTAATTTACCAAAGATGAAAGCTGAACAATATCTTCGCGACATTATGCAAAGATATAAGAACAAGATTGTATATGATGCACAAACTGGAGAGATTCGCGATGATAGAAGATTCCAAACTATGCTTGAAGACTTCTGGTTGCCAAGAAGAGAAGGTGGCAAAGGAACTGAAATCACAACTCTTCAGGGTGGTCAAAATCTAGGAGAGATTGATGATGTTTTATATTTTCAAAAGAAAGTATTCAAGTCATTAAACGTTCCAATCACAAGATTAGATTCTGAGAATGGATTCTCTTTGGGTAGATCATCAGAAATCACTAGAGATGAATTAAAGTTTTCAAAATTTATCAATCGTCTACGTTTAAGATTTTCACATTTATTTGACAAGTTATTAGAAACTCAATTGTTACTAAAAGGTATTTGTACTCGTAAAGAGTGGCAACAAATGAAAGAAGAAATTTCTTATGATTATCAATCTGATTTGCATTTTGCAGAACTTAAAGGTGCTGAGATTCTAAAAGAAAGACTTGGCTTGTTAGAAGCAATCGATCCATTTGTTGGAAAGTATTTCTCAGTTCGTCATATTCGTAATAAAGTTCTACAACAAAGCGAAGAAGACATTAAAGAAATTGATAAAGAAATGGAAGAAGAGGCTGCAGAGAAAGAAGAGACTGCTCCTCCAGAAGAAGAGCAGCCACAACAAGAAGCGCCATCTCCAGCATCAACATCACATCAAGTCAATATTAAAGTAAAGGGTGAAGAGTATGAAAGAACTTTTGATGATTCAGACCAAAAAGAATTATCAAAGTCAATGACAAGATTTTTTGATACTTTAGTTGAAGAGGCAAAGGGTGACAATAAAGAGTAATTCGCAAAAAGATATAATTAGCGAAGCACTTTCTGTTGCAACATCAGTTGCTTATACTAAAAAAGAAATTGAGAAATTAAAGAAAGAACTTTTTAATTTCATTAAAGAACAAAGTAGCGAACAGAAAACTCTCGTTGAATATGTCGAAGGTCCACAAGGAACACAAGGTCCTATTGGTCCTCGCGGATTCATTGGTCAAACTGGTTCGCAGGGTCCAGTCGGTCCAAAGGGAGACATTGGCGAACATGGACCTCAAGGCGAAAAAGGCGACACTGGTGAAGTCGGTCCTCAAGGATACATGGGCGCGACTGGTCCTAAAGGCGAGCGCGGTGAGAAAGGCGACAAGGGCGACAAAGGTGATCATGGCGAGCAAGGAATACAAGGTGAGCAAGGTATTCAAGGACCTGCTGGAGTAGATGGCAAAGAAGGTCAAGCAGGTAAAGATGGTATTGACGGAATCAATGGTCTTCTAGGTCGTGACGGCATAGATGGTCAAGATGGAATTGACGGTCGAAATGGTTTAGACGGTAAAGATGGAAAGCCTGGAGCGCAAGGAGCAAAGGGTGAAAAAGGTGACATTGGACCAGCAGGTGCGCCAGGACCTCAAGGAGAACAAGGTCCACAAGGAGAGAAGGGCGATCCAGGTCAAGACGCTGATGTAAGAGTAGTAGAAGAGCAAGTCAACAAGTTTAAAGAGTTTCTACTACAAGATGTAAATCAATATAAAAATAAAGTCAATGCAATCATTGGTCAAGGATTCGGTGGCGGATCTCATGGTGGTGGTGAAGTCAATCTACGTTACTTAGATGACGTAGATAGAAATAGTATTACTGATGGTTATGTTTTATCGTATGATGAAGCAACACAAAAATTTGTATTCGTAGAACAGACTGGCGGTGGTGGCGGAACTGTTGACAATATTGCAAGAACAAGAGCAACTAATGCGTGGTACACAGCAAACTTAGCATACTCACAAGCCAACAGCGCATTCTCTACAGCTAATGCATCATACATTCAAGCTAATACTGGAACTACATTAGCACAAGCCGCATACAATTACGCAAATACAATTAGTCTTGCTGGCTATGCCGTTAACACGACAGTCAATCTAGTTTGGTCAACTTCTAACAATGCATATGCACAAGCAAACTCTGCATTAAGTATTGCACAATCTGCGTTTGCACAAGCCAACACTGGTGGTGCCGCTGGTACAGATAACGTAGCACGTTCAATTGCTAATAGTGCATTCTCTACAGCTAACTCAGCATTCGCTAAAGCAAACACTGGCACCAGCCAATTAGTTAACGGTGCTAGTACAGTTAGCCTTAGTGCAAATGGTAACTTAACAGTAGCAGGACCAATTATTGGATTAGGAAATTCTAAACTAGACTTTACTACTTACGGTTCTAACACCGCATATCTAACAACTACTGATGATGATGCTACTGCATTGTTTATGGGATTGACAGATGTAAACTTATACGCTAATGCAACTGTTCAAATTAGGACCAATACCTCAGGATTTTCGCAAAACTGGACATTTAATGCAGATGGCACATTAACATTCCCAGATAACACAGTTCAAACTACAGCCGCAACAAATATAGATGCACTTGCTAGAAGCATTGCAAATTCAGCTTTTGCGAAAGCAAATACTTCAGTAACATATAATCAAAATCTTAACACATCAAATACAGTCACATTTGCTGGTATAACATTAACTGGAAATACAAATACTAGACACATAATCCCAACTGCTAACGTAGCATACGATCTAGGTTCACCATCATTAAGATTTAGAGATTTATATCTAAGCGGCAATACATTAAATCTTGGCGGCGTACAGTTATCTAGTAGCAATAACTCTTTAGTCATACCATCTTTAAATGTTGGTAATGTTAAGATATCTGTTGATCAATCTGGACAACTTAATTTCTCTCAACCAATTACAATTTCTGGAAACAATGTTTCTACTACAGGAAATATTGCTTTTGATAGCACAACACTTGTTTCAAATACTAATGCAATAAGATTAAAAAGTGCGAATAGTATTTGGTCTTTCAATACATCAAATAGCATTGTATTCCCAAACGGAACTCTACAAAATACAGCATGGGTTGGTATCACTACTGGTCTAATTGATGATGACGGAAACATTTCAAACACAGTAAACAATGTAACAGCTTTAAGATTTGATACAAATTCTGGATTTGATGTTGTTGGTCTAGGTAATGGGCTTGCAAGTATTAAGATGAATTCAACTTTCAAAACATGGAAAGTTAATGGTCAAAACGATCTTGTTGCTAATGGTTTAGACACAATTCGATTCGTTGCTGGATCTGGTATATCAATTTTAACTAATGCAAATACTAATCCGAAATCTATTACATTCATTAATACTGGTGGCGGTGGTGGAGGAGCCACATACGATCAGGATCTAAACACAACTGCGGACGTTACTTTTAATACCATTACTCATGGTGGATTAGTATTAACTTCAGGTACAAACGTAGATCAAATTTATGAATTGAATGCAATTCTTCAAATCACAGATGATTGGCAAGATACTCCAATTCATTCTACAGCATTACCGACTGGATCTTATCTTGTACAAATTAAAGCAAATGATAACATAGTCGGCGGTGGACACATTAACGAATACTATACTGGATTAATGTCTTGGTATTCATCAGATACCAATTCTACTATTTTTGATGAGATTGTTTTACATAGAGCGGGACAAGGTCCAGGATCTGGTGCATTGTTCCTTAGAGTGCAGAGAACCCTTCACGCTGATACAGATGATTTAAAACTTCAAATTGCTGGCACAGTAAATTGTACGGCGGCAGTTTTATACAGTTTTAAGTTTAGAAGAATGATTTAAGCTAAATAGACAGAGATTTAAAAAATCAAATAATTAGGAGAGATTAATATGACATTTAAAGTCAAAGGTGGTTTAAAGGTTAATAGCGTTGACGTTGTTAACTCGTTTGGTAGTTGGACAGGTAATACCATTGCAATCCTTTATGGTGGTACTGG